TGGTTTCCGGTGCTGTTGATGAGTCATGGCCGGGATTCATAGCCAGGACGATGATCGACTATGAGGCTACCGGGATAAACGATAATGATACCTGGATGGGACCATTTCTTGCCTGCCCTGAGAACGAAAAGATTGACGCTTTCGAAGTAAATTTCTCTTTCCCGAGTGGTATCTGTGGATTCAACAAGAAGGGCAAGAAAGAAGCGTGGTGGGTTGGCTGGGTAATTCAATACCGTATTTACGGCTCAGGGGGAGATGGGAAACGCGCGACGGATTTTACAAGTTAAAAAATATTAACGGACTTGGATTTACTGAGCGTATCACTCTGCCTTCACCCGGCCTCGTTGAGGTCCGGTGTCGCCGGAAAAATGGAACAGGGGCAGGATAATGCCAGAGATACGATGTACTGGCAGGCACTGCGCGGGCGACTGCTGACGCGCCCTTCATCCTATCCCGGCGTGTCTCTGATGGCGGTGACCGTCGAGACGGGCGGGAAGCTGGCGGCTCAGTCTGACCGGCGCGTAAACGTTGTGGCCACGAGGGCCTACGACTCAGGAACGGCCAGAACCATTTCGGGGGCGCTGCTGCATGTCGGGAACTCGCTGGGGCTGGAGATGGACGTCGACACCATCAACGCGCTGGAATACGCGTACTGGACGCCACGCGGCGAAAATTTCGATTTCGCCACGGGCGACAGTATCTCAGCGCTGGAAATGCTGCAGAAGATAGCCAATGCCGGGAAGTCACGTTTTCTGTTGAGCGATGGCCTGGCGACGGTAAACAGGGAAGGGATTAAGCCCTGGACTGGCGTGATCACTCCGCATGAGATGGTGGAGGAGCTGCAGAGCGGATTTACGGTACCGTCCGACGATGATTTTGATGGTGTCGACGTGACGTACATCAACGGGACTACCTGGGCAGAGGAGACCGTTAAATGCCGGACGCCGGACAATCCCACGCCGGTGAAAATCGAGAACTACAAACTCGATGGAGTACTCAATCAGGATCACGCCTACCAAATCGGGATGCGTCGCCTGATGAAATACCTGCAGCAGCGGGTGACGTTCCAGACCACTACCGAGCTGGACGCGCTGTGCTACAACACGGGAGATCGCATTGTGCTCACGGATGATATTCCGGGTAACAACACGATTTCCTGTCTGGTGGAGGCGATGACAACGGCTGGTGGCGTGACAACGGTCACCGTTACGGAGCCGCTGGACTGGTCTTTCGAAAATCCCCGAGCGCTGATCCGCTATCAGGATGGCTCTGCATCCGGGCTGATGGTGGCGAGCAGGGTGGGTGATTTCAGCTGTCAGTCCCGTACCTGAGCGAGTTTGATGACCCGATGAAGGTTGACCTGTCGTCGGCAACCATCGAGCCGATCCGCCTGGTGTTCTGCGGCTCAACGCGCCACGTCTACGACGCCATTGTAGAGGAGATCGCTCCGCCAGTCAGACGGAACCTGTCAGGTCACCGCTAAAGAATACCTCGAATCGTTCTACCAGTACGACGACGCCACATACCCCGGCGACGCTGCTTAATACCAAAAAAATCCCTTTCAACTTTTCTTTCGCTCAAACCCTCGTTTGGGCGAAGCCTCTTTTTGGAGCAAAAAAACATGGCCGAACTTAACCCGCCTTTGGGAACGACGACGCCTGAAATTTTCCTGGATAACGTCAAGCGCGCTGACGAGCTGGTTAACGGTCCGGCCGGAACGGTTAACGACCGTGCAGGGCAACCGCTCGATACCTGGCGCCAGATGATGGCGAAAAACGATGAGATCAGGCAGAACCTGATCCCGCTCAGTAAGCAGTACGCGACGCTGGCGGCTGCCCAGGCGGACATCGCGAATATCCCGGAGGGCTCTACGGCGTATTACCGCAGCCCGGACGACAGCGCCCTCGCGATTGAGGTCATGAACGTTGGCGGGACGCTGCAGCCTACCGGGCGGAAAATGCCTTCTCAAGCGGCCATCCAGGCAGTTCTTGACTATATCTCATCTCTCATTGCTACTGATGATGCTGATTCTCCTTTACTGACACTTAATGATGAGGCGGGGTTTCGTCTGGCGGCATTCGGCCTGAATGCAATTCAGAGCAATGCGATGACGGCTGAATATGATGAGTTTATTGATGGTTTTGTGTTCCGGGATAGCGTCGGATTCGTTATTCAGCAAATAGGGACTCCTCTGCTCAGCTCTGTTGACAGTGTTCAGCCTGTCGTTGAGCAGCAGCGATTGGTGACTGAGGCATTCAGTGCTGAATCTGACGCGGATATTTCTGGTTTTGTATTTCGCGACAGTGTGGGATTTGTCCTGATGAATCTCAATGGTGAGCAAAGCGATCAGAATAACGATGGGGTAGATGACATTTCACGCAGAAATGCAGGCAAATCTTGCCGCTGCTGCTGCCGCACGAGACGAAATTAATACGCGTATTGCTCGCCCGGTTTACGATTACAATATTCTGATCACAGACGGCCAGTCGCTGAGTAACGGGACTGAGGGATGGGCAGCACTGAGCAAGGACATTCGCGCTACTCTGAACATTAATATGCTCGGTGACTCCGTCCGGCCAAAAAATGAGAACGGTTCAATATTTACGCCGTTAAACGGAGCTGAAATCAGATCAGCCCGTGCGGTGGTGCAGGATTTAATCGCCCCTCCTGACGGCGGAAACCTTATGACCGATGAGGCTGTGGCCGCACTGCCTCGTGGGGCTAACAATTTCGGTGAAACCGTCGATATTGGCGCGATGTGGATGTGGCGGGAAATGCAGTTACAGTTCCGGGGAGTGGTAACGGATGAGCGCAAAATTGTGGCTGTTAACTGCGGTGTGGGCGGGCAGATTATTGAACACCTCTCTAAAGGCCATTCCTGGGGATTCTACAACCGGATCATTTCAGCCGTTACCCAGATTAAAGCCATTGCTGATGCCGAAGGGAAAACCTGCGGCGTGGTGGGTTTTTTATATCTTGGCAATGAATATAACTATGACAGCACAAAAGGAGGGGCGACAGACCGCGCAGAATACAGAGCACTCCTGAGAAAGCTCATTGATGATGTCATTACCGATACTACCGCTATCACCAGGCAGACAGAGCCCCCCCTGACTGTGCTGTATCAGACCAGCGGCAGCTGGACGCGCGACAGCACGAATATGAGCATTGGCGAGGCTCAGCTCGATATCTGTGCAGCAGATGCAAACGTAATGATGGCATCACCGGCGTATGCTGTCACCGACAAGGGTGGCCATCTTGACGCGAACGGCTACCGCTGGCTGGGAATGCAGTTCGGAAAAGTGCTCCATCGTGCAATTGATCGTCGCCAGAACTGGCGTCCACTGCAACCCCTGTCAGTCACGCTGAGCGGAACATTCCTGCGTGCGGATTTCCTGGTGTGGAGCCCGCCGCTTCAGTTTCGATCGTGCTACGTGGGTTCATCTCCGACGACGTATGCCGCAAAAGGATTCAGAGTCACTGACGACGCCGGGGACGTTCCGGTGACGCGGGTCGACATTGTAGCCGATACCGTAGTCGATATTACGCTGGGGCGTGAAACGACCGGCGATGTTTATCTATGGTACGCCAGCCAGACCGGAAGTAACGGTAACGGAAATCTGTTTGACAGCGACACAACGGTCGCTGTTGCGAATTACGAATTTCATGAAGGGACGGGGCAATATCCGGAATCAAATATTCCAGAGCTGGTAAACCGTCCATACCCACTGAATAACCCCTGTGTGGCATTTCGTCGCCAGGCAATCGCTATTTAAGGAAAACAAATTATGGGTTCGCGTATTATTGTTCCTGGTTATTTTGGTGATAAAGGCCTGGGTTTTGACCCGCTCGTTCGCCGTGGCCTGAAATATTTGAATTTTTATGGAGAGGCAGATAAAACTGGTCGGAATCTCGCACCGGATGGGGTAGCTGCAACGGTACTGGGGTCGCCTGTTGTGCAGGAAAATGGCGTCCAGTTTACGCCTGCAGGCACATTGCTTGATACGGGTATTCTTCAGCCTTTGGACTTTACTTTTTTCACAATCTTCAACTGTCCGACCCTTTCACAGATTCTGCTGCTCAGCAATTTTAACGGGCCCCGGCAATCTGGCTCAGGAACCACGCAGGGAGTAGTGCTCAGAACGCAGCCTGGATCTACCAGCATGACCCTGAACTTTTCGGTAAACACTCTCAACAGTAGCGCGTCGACGCAGCGTACAGTCGCGCTCGGTGGGTTGCTGGCAAACACAAACTATTTAGTGTGCGCGCGTTTTAAATCGGGACAAAAAATGGACTTTCAAATCCTGAACAAAGCTCTGTCAGCAGAGAAAACAACAGATATGGGCGACCCGGCGGATTTGGGGGCAAAACTGCGTATCGGCGGTAGTTACCAGGCTGATCTAACGAACGCAGGGATTCACCGATTTTCTGCTTTACACACTGTTGCGTTGACAGATGGTGAAATTACAAAAGCTGCCACTCAGTGGACTGCTTGGGCTAAAGCTGTCGGGTTAACAATTTAAAAAATACAACGCTACAAGCTCTCATTGAGTTTACGTAGTGCATAAGCCAGGGCTGATTCCATATCCATTTCTTTAGATAAGGCAAGGAGGTATTTTGATTTTAATATCAATCGTTTTTTTTGTCGTTTTGTTAGGGTTTGATGGTTTTTAATGGACTTTACAAGTTTCAATGTATTCTGTTCGGTATTTCAAGTCGTTGACCGTGTTTCCATGAAAAACAGGGCGTTCAACAACGCCCTTAATGCAATCAGTTACATGCACATTTTCCATTGAATCGTTGAAGTCCGACGCAACAACAATACCAACATCAAACCCAGAGAAGCTACAATTAATGATTGGCAAAGTTTTAGTCCTTTTTCTGATTTTTAGTGAAGGCTTTTTATGTTTAGTAGCGGGGCCAGGAAAGCGTAAACCGTGACAACATCAGCCACAATGGCTAATTTTGAAAAAATAGATGATGATTTTATTTTCTCATCTTTCTCTTTTGGTTTAAATCTGCTGACTCAACTTCTTTCTTAAGTGAATCAAACTCACTTTGATTTTCATAGAGGGTTTTTAATAGAGTGTCGTACCAATTCCTTTGAGTTGTATTCAAGAAATCCGACGCGGCATTTTTCAACACGAGCGTTAAGGAAGGTTGACGATGAATCTGATGGCAAAACGAAACCAGTGTCACAACCTGTGACAGTAAGTCCAGAATAGTTTGGCATTGCAGCCCTCTCTATTTAGGTATGTTAATTGTAAGCTTTTGTTAACTAGTTTTAGACATTAGCATGAATTAAAGCACTTGTGAATGAATGTTTCAACAAGTCTTGAGGGCCGTATTAACCATCTGTACCAGATGAGTATTGTATCAGACGCCACCAGGAGTATCCCGGCTTGCGGTGTTGTGATCTGGCTGGCAGATGATGTCACCCGAACTATTACTCAATGCGAGATGTATCTTTCTGCTCCAGAAAAATCATTTTTCGCGTCAGTGTGCCTGATCGATAGCTGGAACCTGTATTGATCATATCTCTCAATGAATCTACTGTATATAAAAACAGTATTTAAGGGGGGGAATATGCCGCGAAACTCAGATATCGAAATAGCCTGGCGTCAGGCAATTGTCATTGAGCCTAATGGCCGTCGCACCGTGACAACGTCCGGTTTTATCCGGGAACTCGCAAAAGTTAACTGGATATGGTCACCGCGCCAGGCTAACCAGTGGATAGAGCACTATGTGACGACATTCCGGGATGTCTCAAACGCAGGAAGGCGATGAGCGCACGTTCCAGTTATACAACCCGAACGGAGGGCTATAACGTGGGTTTTCCGTCGCCAGCATCAGACTATGTGGAGGGACGGTTAACCGTCGATAAGCTATGCAGCATCGGCCCTAATTCCCGGATCGTACAAACAGAAACCGGATATGCCGTAGTTGATTTCTCCGTTAAACCAAAGCAGCAGGACACGGTATTGATCCAGTACTCCGGCGGTACAGATTTTGCGAAAGTTATGGGGAAGGCGTTTATTACTCGTGATGGTGAGGCGCTGGAAGGTGAAGCACTCGACGACGTCGTAGTGTTAGGAATAGTGACATTCGTCATCAACCGCACTAGCCGTAATGATGACGAATGCCCGGTTATATAAAGCCATCAAAATACGTGTACATATATGAGTACATAAAAAAGTATTAATCTGCTTTATTTTCCAATAAATACATTAACTTGTATTGTTTATTAACCATATCCATTTAACTAAGGGGACATAGAACTTACTGATTTTTAAGCGTTCAGCTTGTGTTGCATGTTATCCTATCATTCCCCGTACCATCAAGTATTTCATTCCTTTTATTTCCTTCCGTTCGCATCGATTCGCTTAGAAAATCACTTCGTTCACTTGCCATTGCGTACACATTGAGTACAGAATGCAGAATTTCAGTGTGTACAGGATACAGAGCCGTGGCCCTTAGTGATACCAAACTCCGTAGCATCAATGCTAAGCCATACAGCGGCGCAGCCGAGGTCACAGATGGTGACGGGCTGAGTGTACGCATAACTCCCACAGGCACGATCACATTCCAGTTTCGTTATCGCTGGAACGGTAAGCCCGTTCGCCTCTCCATTGGCCGCTATCCCGCTATGTCTCTCAAGGAGGCGCGCGTAGTCGTCGGTGAGATGCGCGAATTGTACCTCAAGGGACTAAACCCGAAAAATTATTTTGCAAAAGAAGATGGCGAGCTGACTCTAAAAAGAGTGCCTGGATCAGTGGTGGAGCAAGTATGTTGAAACGCTGAAGCCGAACACTCAGACGCTGTACAAGTCAGTTGTGTACAACACGATGTACACAGAATTCCCGGACGCTCCGGTAGTTAACATTCCAGTTTCTGCATGGGTGCGTTTCTTTGATAAGCAGGAAAAGAAGAACAGCAAAAAGGCCAGGGTGCTTCTTCTACAGCTACGTTCTGTCATGAACTGGTGTATCAGCCGCCAGTTGATCCCATCGTGTGAAGTCCTGAAGCTTAGCGTCAAGACCATTGGCAAAAAACCTGATGTGGGTAGCAGGGTTCTGACCTATACCGAACTGGCTAAGATTTGGCTAGCTCTTGAAAACAACAAAATCGTTACATCTAACAAGGTGCTTCATCAGCTGCTTCTTCTTTTGGGGAGCCAGGCTATCTGAGCTTCGCCTGGCTACCGCCAGCGAGTTCAACATGGATGATCTTATCTGGACGACTCCAGCAGAGCATTCAAAGATGGGTAACGTAATTCGTCGCCCGGTGTTTGACCAGGTGAAACCTTTTGTTGAAAGGCTTCTCAATGCTGGAAATGATGTTCTGTTTCCCGGCCAGGAACTGGACAAGCCTATAGATCGCTCATCAGCTAATCTCTATATGAAAAAGTTAAGGGATAAAATTGATATCCCGGAATGGCGAACACATGACTTCAGGCGCTCGCTGGTGACAAATTTATCTGGTGAAGGGGTTATGCCCCATGTCACCGAAAAGATGTTGGGGCATGAGTTGGGAGGAGTGATGGCGGTGTATAACAAACACGATTGGCTGGTAGAACAGAAGGAGGCTTATGAACTATACGCAGACAAAATTTTTTGGCATATTAAAAAATTAGATTGAGGCTAATTATTTGGCTACACTAGCAATAATCTTTTTAAACACATATTCAGTGGTTTTTCTATCGTACCGCAGAGAATATAATTTATTTAAATATAGGGTTCTTTATGTCTAAAAGTAAAGTATCACCTCAAACGAGCTTTGAAGAAATGGTCTGTGGTTATGTTATGCCTATCTCAGATACCCCTGATTATCGCTCAGGGCACTGGGAAGATATAAAGTCAATGTTGGATGAAGTTACTATATCTATAGGGTTTAAAGAAAGTAGAATAGTTAGTACCGGTCTCGATGTTTCAACAATACATAAAAGAATTGTAAATAATATTTATAATGATGACATAATAATATGTGATGTGAGTTCTAGAAATCCTAATGTAATGTTTGAGTTAGGGATGAGGATCGCCTTTGATAAACCGGTAGTAATTATAAAAGATAATGCAACGCAATACTGTTTCGATCCGGCACAATAGAACACCTCGAATATCCTAAAAGATATGAGATACTCTGAGATTGATAAGTTTAAAATTCTATTACAACAGAAAATTGAAAAGACTATTGAACATCACAAATCAAACCCTGATGAAAGCCCCAATATTAAGTAGTTTTGGTTCATTTACTGCAATCAGGCCTAACATTCCAGAAATGAGTGATGTGGACTTATTTAGGTCTGATTTGCAAGAAATTAAGTATCTTTTGTCTAAAAGTTTAAGGAGCCAGGATGAAGTATTGAAGCCCACATCAAGATGGTTGAGGAGAAAGGTACCCTAAGGCAATGTTAGGAAGTAGCGACGATGAGGTTTATGCTAATGTTACTTCTATACCGGGTCTAAGAATCGATGGGATCGATGATAAATTTGTTTACATTTTGGCTCGAAGTTTGACCCCTTTGAGAGAATTGGCTTCCAAGTTTGGCGAACAGAAATCCCTAAGTATTGAGTGACAAAAAAAGGTAGGTGATTCTATTTTTTATAAAATCACCTGCCAAAATTTTGAGTTATGAATGTGCTATCATTAAAATGTTTAGTGCTCACAATAATTCACAAGCCCTTAAACTATTTTTTTCTATTAACTCCACCTTCCTCCAGCCATGTTATAACTGCTTTGCGACTATATCTTGTCGGGTACGTTAAAACCGGTTGGGGAAAATTACATTCTTTACGTAGTCTCCAGATGGCTGTTTTTTTCTTTCCTAATAATTCAAATACCTCTTTCTCTTCCATAAAGTCTGTAGAAGTCATAAGCACCTCATTCATAATTACCATTAAAAATACACGTTCCACACCCACCGCGAGCCCCTTCAGTACAAACATCACAGCGGTCTACTTTTTTACGAGGTCGTTCTTTGATGTGCAGCCTAGGTTCCCCATCTTTTGGCTCCGGCCATGAACGCTGCTTGTTTATCGCCAGCTTTTCGATCATCGCTTGGGTAATCTGCTCATCTGTAATACCGGCACGGCGCTGGGCGTCCCACAGCAGGAACTGCATATCAGCCCACTCCGACAGGTCGCAAGGCTCGGCAGCGGCTTCCAGTGCTTCTTTGCAGAGGTGATTCAGCGGGCCAACCGGGCCCACATTGCCGAAGGTCACTTGTGACCACTCGGCGTGCTCTTGGCGTACCTGGTCTCTGTCCATTGCGTCCAGTACCATGCGGGCCAGCGCTTCTGCTTCTTCTGCTGGCAGTATTACGTTGCTTCCAGCTCCATAGGTTTCACGCCATGATTTAATTTTTTTCAGGCGCTCTCTCGCCAGTTCGGTGATATCAGCCATCGGAGTTATCCTCGCAGCAGTAGTGAGCGCCGTCTGGGTCAGTACTTTTGAAACCGCAGATATCACACTCAATTTCGTCAAGGGCTTCTTCATCGCATTCGTGGCTTTCCGGATCGTCGGCTTTGTAATAACCGCCGCACAAATTGCAGCGGACTTCTGCCACATCGTCATAGTTAGTAGCCCCGGCTATCATTTGTCGGCCCCCTCATGCAGCTGCTCTGCGATGCACGAAAAAAAAGACTCCCGCGTATGACTTTTAAGAGCTGATGCGAACGCCGCGTTAAGAACGGCAGCATCACAGCCGTCATCGGTATAGAGCGCGATTTTTTTCTCAAGGCGCGCTTTGGCTTCCTGCAGCTGCATACCCCGGCAGGCACGCGGGATATATTCCGCAATTTGTGAAATAGCCTTTTCGTTCTGTTTAAACATGCTTCACCTCGATAGGCTTGATGGTGTCGAGCAGCAGCCGGCGGCGCGTATTTTCTGCAAAGTGACGGCGCCCTGTTTCTTTATGGTAAAACTCGTTTTTGCCGACGACCCACATCCGCTCTGTCTGGTGCAGTTTTTTTACCTTCGGACCGTCTTTGGTGATCACGGTGCCGGTATGGGTTTTTACGATTGTCATACGGCCTCCCCAAGCACCCAACGAAGTGCGCTTGCATACTCACCCTCGGCTGATTCCAGGGCTTTTGTGATTTCTTTGCGGGTTTTCAGGCGTGGCTTTGCATCACCGAGGATCTGACGCTGACGCCGGGCTTTTTCATGACCGGTTGTGCCAGCAGTTGCCGCTTCGATTTTAGAGACCTTCTCCCGCTGCTCTTCTGGTTTAAGCGATGCCAGCTGACGTGCCTGGGTAACGGTGACCGTTCCGGACTCCACTGCATCGCGAACAGCCTGGGTGGCATCCAGCAGTGACAGAGTTGCGCGTACGGTCTGGACACTCACGCCAAACATCAGCGCTAAATCGTCCTCGTCGTGCCCGCGCTCCAGCGCATCAGCCATTTTCTTTGCTCGGCCCAGTGGCGTATCTGCCTGGCGGATTTCGTTAGCACTTACCATCGCCTGCGCCATGCGAACGGCGGAGCCACGTTTAGCGACTGCTGGAACCAGTAACGGTTCTTTACCCTCTTTCAACAGTCGCTTGTTGGCTTCCAGTGTATGGCGCACACGCTGGCGACCATCGACTACACAAGACAGCCCTGTCTCCGGGTCTTTCCAGACGATAATCGGCTCAAGAACGCCCTGGTCCATGATGTTCAGCACCATTGCCTCGCTGATAGGCAGGTGGATACGCTCATCGTAAAGCGGGTGCGTTTTGTCGGTAACCAAGTGCAGGTTTTCAGGTTCGAACGTCAAAACGTTCGTTTTGCCACTCGCGCCATATACCAGCTTTGAGTCTTTAGCCATCAGAGAGCCTCCAAGTTACGGAAGCTGGTGGGGCAAATTGCTTTCAAATCGCGCATTGCTTCGAGGACATGCAGATTTATGCGCTTCTTGGTATATCGCTCAGTAATACGATCACACTCCTTCGCCCAGGATTTGACCTCTGCGAGAAGGGCGTCACGTTCGGTGCGCGTCTGGCGCAGAGCTACATTCGACACATCGAGGACGGTAGCCAGTTCCCTGATGATTGCTGCCTGTTCTGGTGGCATAGTTTTGGCTATTTCGTACGCCTGTTTAATCAGTTGTTTTGCTGTCTTAGCCATCTTTTGTTCTCCATCTGACGCGCTGCAACGCGTAAATTTAGGGTGCAGCAACCCAACCCATGAGAATGGGTTAGATGCTTGGTAAATTTATCGCTTAGCTTCGCCGCCGAGAGCTTTGGTCAAATCAGAAATCAGAGTACTCATTTCACCTGTCATGAGAATGAAATCTGCATCGAACCGCTGTGCTACATCCTCACGATCGATATCATCATTTTGAGATACGAGCTCATCAGCGAATTTAATACGCTTAATGGATACGTCGTCACAAAGGGTAAAGCGAATACGATCCTGCCAATCGAGGAATAATTTAGTGACAACCTTTCCAGCTTCGATGTGGGTATGAATTTCGTCACTTACGAGGTCTTGTTTCTTGAAGCGTCCAATACCTCCGGCCTCCAAAACAGCTTTAATTTCTGCTTCATCACCCAGATTAAAACCATTAGGCGCGCTGCCTGAACGAACCCATTCAGTCATCGTTAGCTCGACAGGCTCTTCCATTGTCAAAGGAACGACGGGAAGAGATCCCAGGGTCTTGCGCAGGAGTGCCAGGGCATCTTCAGCACTGCGCGCACTGGAGGCATCGACTATGACCAGGTGATCGGTGGTATTCACCCAGATTCGCGTGATGATGTTCCGTGAGAAAGCCCTGGGGAGAAGGCCATGTAAAACCTCATCGCGTAGAGCATCCTTTTCAGTCTTTTTCAGACGTCGCGCCTGTTCTGATTCAAGCTTAGAAATTTTCTTGTTGAGCTCATCGGTAATGGTTGGGCGTGGGATAATTTTCTCTTCCCGGCGGATCACGAGCAGAAGCTGACCGCTAACAAAATGAAATAGCTGGTCAGAATACTGTCCAAGGGGAGATACCCAACCGGATTTAGCCATATCCTGACTCCCGCAAGGAGAGAAACGGAATGGTTCAAGCTTGTCTGCCAGATCCGCGATGGTGTGTTCTTCCACGATGGTAATATCGCGAGAGAGCCGGTAAATAAGAGCATTTTTGAAGAAGTTCATTTCGTTTCCTCGATCCGCCACTGCAATGGCATCAGGTTAGTTATCTCCACACAACAAAAAGAGCACTACAGCGTTCTGCCGTTCCATCCTGGCTTTGGTACCGCAACGGCTGCGAGATGTTTTTTGCATGCCAGCGCTCTTTTGGTTGTGGACTCGTCTCTTCCGAAGAGTCACACCTTTTCGCGTCCGTTGAAAGAAATCTAAAATAATTTAGTTTTTTGGTCAAGGTGAATAAACTAAATATTCTTAGTTTTCACCATCGGTAGAGTAGAGGAAAGGATTAGCGGCGCATCTGGCGGCGGTGTTCGACAACGACACCGATGATGGAAATTTTTTCAACAGCAGAGTTTAAAGCAGCAAAATCAGGGTTTAACGGGACCAATTCGAAAACCTCTTCACCATTTTCATTGACACCCCTTGCGCGGTATTTTTTAAAAGTGGCGTATTCACTACCGTTTTTGGCTACAACATAGTCCCCAGGACCTGGACACAAGTCAGGATCCACAATGATAGTGTCTCCCTCTTTGAACTCTGGCTCCATAGATTTTCCACGTACCTTAAGAGCGAAGGTACCGAACGAATGAGCGCCCGTTTGTTAAAATGTAATCCACGGCACCCTCTAAATTACGAGCATCACTTTCAGATGTCCAAGTTCCCGCTTGAACCCAACTTATGATAGGGATCTGCATAGCGCCTAAGTTGCCAGGCGCTACATTGGAGAGTTCCTCTTTACCGGTGAGGAGAAAGTCTCAGAAACACCAAAATACCGAGCTAATTTTGTCAGCGAGACTCCTCCGGGTATGTTTTGGTCTTTCTCCCAGTATCCAATGGTGACATCTGTCACTCCAACAACTTTACCCAGTTGCTTCTGGGTAAGCTTACGATCCTTTCTTAATGATTTTAAAACGACTTCCAAATGTGCTCACTGTGGTTCGCCATGTTATGAAAACTAAATTATCTTAGCTTTAATTGACCTAAATTTGCTTTGGTCTTAATATCTAAATAAATTTAGGAGGGTGTATGACAACAACAGAGTTAGAAACGTTCTTCGGAACCCCCAACAAGGCAGCAGACTTCTTCGGTGTTTCTCCTGAGGCTTTTTATCAATGGCGAAAACGCCCGGGCAGTCTGATCCCAAAAGGTCGCGCTGCAGAAGCTGCATATCGTACTAATGGGCAGCTAGTTTTTCGACCTGAGCTTTATCAAAAGGCTACAGATTCGGCTGCTTGAAAGTAACTACAAAAGGAAAATCAATATGGTAGAGCCAAACCTCAAAGAAGCCGTCAAAGCGATGTGCAAAGCATATCCAGGTGGGCGCGAAGCGATGGCTGGCGCACTGGGAATGACGGTGACGCAGTTTAACAACAACCTTTACGAGAAAAACGGCTGTCGTTTCTTCGAAGTCAGCGAGCTGGAAGCGATGGAAGACATTTCCAACACGTCGTTACTGGCTGACTACTTCGCTCGCCGTCGTGGTGCTCTGCTGGTGGATGTTCCTCACCTGGAAGAACTCGATCGCGTGGACTTGTTCAGCCGGGCAATGCGTACCTCTGCCGCCAGGGGACAGGTTGATCAGATTATCGAACAGGCACTTGAGGATGGGGTAATCGAAAGACATGAAGCTGAAGAAATCATGGTGCATCACCGCCGCCACCTGGCAGCTCGGGAAGAAGAGATTGCCGCAATTATCACGTTATTTTCACGCAAAAAGAAGTGACGCCAGCGAGTTGCAGCTCCTGGCGTCGTGGCGTGTCGTTATCAGTGGAGATTACTAACGCATGAACAGTCTACCAACACAGTACCGCAGGTCGCAACTTGTGGCGCGGCCGGTTCCTGGTGGAGCAGGGCCGGTGCAGTTCGTGTATGGGGTAAGAGTACCCGGTGGGATAGAACCTGTCTGCTACCAGTTTGCTCAATGGGCGGTAGATGACTTTAGAAGTCAGGCGGAAAGCGTATGCGAGAACTTAACCGATGGTTCAGAGATCACTACGGCGTCCCGGTCAGGGTCATACGCTGGGAGCCCCAAACACAGCGCGTTATATACCTGCGCGAAGGGTATCAGCACGAGTGTTTCAGCCCACTTGAACAGTTCAAACGAAAATTCAGGGAAATAGAGGGGTCTTATGAGCCTGTTAATGCCATCAAGGCCGATAGTCATCAATCCTGACCTTGCGTACAGCATTGGCCTGAATGAAGCCATTGCGCTGCAGCAGGTTAATTACTGGCTGCAGGAAACTAACTCAGGGCTGGAGCGTGACGGCGTACGCTGGATCTACAACACAACAGAGCAATGGCTGGAACAATTCCCGTTCTGGTCTGAGTCCACTCTGAAGCGCACCTTCACCCGGCTGAAGAACCTGGGCGTGCTTAAAGTTGAGCAGCTTAACAAGTCGCAGCGTGACATGACGAACTACTACACGATCAACTACGAGAGCGAGCTTTAGATGAGGTCAAAGTGATCAAATCGAAGAAGTCAAAATGCGCCGTTCCATCAGTTCAAAATGACACGATGGAAGAGGTCAATGTGAAACGCTCCACTAGGTCAAAACGAACCGCTGTCATCAGGTCAAATTGGCACGATGATCTTACAGAGAATACAACAGAGAGTACTACAGAGATTACAGGTAAAGACTCTTGTCCGGTTGCGCTGCAACCAGACCATACCGATCCGGCTGCACTCGTTCTGGATCATTTCAATCGTGTAACCAATTCGACCTATGGCAAGGGGGGACGAACCAAAACGACGCTGGGTTATATCCGGGGACGGCTGGCCGAGATTACAGCCCTGAAGACCTGATGCTGGTGGTTGACTACCTGAACGAGAAATGGGCTCAGGATCCGAAGATGAGCGACTACCTGCGGCCCAAAACGCTGTTTTGCTCCCGAGAACTGCGTCGAGTATTTCGACAAGGCCAAAAAAATGGGAAGCAGCCGGGCGCCCAGCCTGGACTGGCGGAAAGTGGGTTAAACAAGACACGGCGTTCAAGTCCAGTTATTCCGACGTGGATTATTCAGTGCCAGCGGGGTTCCGTTCATGAGCAAGCCATTTCTGAAATGGGCTGGTGGAAAGTATACCCAGCTGGCTGACCTGTTCGTGCATATCCCGGCAGGGAAACGCCTGATAGAGCCATTCGTTGGTGGTGGGGCGGTGTTCCTGAACAGCGATAAGCACGCAGATTACCTGCTGGCGGACGTTAACCCTGACCTGATTAATCTGTATCAGATGTTAGCGGTGGTGCCGGATGAAGTGGAATTAAAGGCCCGCTGGATGTTTGAGCACATGCGGTCACCAGATGGCTATGAGCTGATCCGTTCCGAGTTCAACGCTCAGACGCTGGATGCTACAGAACGCGCAGCTGCATTCCTGTATCTCAACCGGCATTGCTTCAATGGCTTGATGCGCTACAACCAGGCGAATAAGTTCAATGTGGGCTGGGGAGGCTACAAGGCCCCGTATTACCCGATGGATGAGATGAAAGCCTTCGCGGCTATGGCGCATAACTGCGTCTTCATGACTGCTGACTATCGCCGAACTATCAGTCTGGCCGGGAAAGGGGATGTGGTTTACTGCGATCCACCGTACGAACCGATGCCGGGAACAACCGGATTCACCGCCTACGCCGCTGGTGGTTTCAACTGGGAGAACCAGGTAGACCTGGCGAAGCAATGTGTATCTGCCTTTCACCGTGGGCTCGGGTAGTGATTTCTAACTCATCTGCACCGAAGGTTCTCGACCTGTACCGGGAGCATGGTTTTAACCTGCAATTCATCAACGCGCGCCGTTCGATCTCCTGCAAAAGCAGTACGCGGGAAGTCGCAAAAGACGTTGTCGCGATCCTTTAAGGGGGCTAAATGAAAACTGACTTTACCATTTCCACCGAGCGTAAATAGTTACTGGCGCGCCCCGAGCAAGGGACCGCTGAAAGGCAGGCATCTGGTAAGCGAGACAGGGCGCAAGTTCCAGCAGGCAGCGAGAGCGGCGATTATTGAGCAACTGCGTGCCGTTCCCCGGCCATCCTCTGATCTGGCCGAGGTTCACATAGTGTTGTATCCGCCGGATCAGCGCCGTCGGGATATCGATAACTACAACAAAGCGCTGTTCGATGCCCTGACTCTAACAGGCGTCTGGGAAGACGACAGTCAGGTTAAGCGCATGCTGGTGGAGTGGGGGAACATCGTGAAGAAAGGGAAAGTAGAAATCACCATCCGACGTTTTCGTGCAGTTGCCTGACGTGGAGATGATATGAGAGCACTACTAACCCCTGAGATTGCCCCACGCATGGGCGTTGTTCTTCTTCGCCCAGGTGCTGATCTCATGCCGATGTTCAGGAGAGGCGGGTACTGATTGAGCCTGCACCGGAAAAATACAGCGACTACGCAACCGGAGCCATCCCTCCCGCCACGCAGCCCACTGGCAGAAGACCCGGTTTTGAAGCCAGTCTTCGAAAACAAAGACGTCATTCTGCGCGCGGGTGGCATCAGCTCGCTGGAGGCCGAGCTGGAGCGTCGTTTTGAATGCCAGTATCCCCACGGCTCATGGCACAGCGAAAATTTTACGTTGTTCCGGCATGAGCCTGGCAGCATCCGCCTTTGCTGGGCCTGCGATAACCTGGTACGTGATCAGTACACAGAGACGCTGGCAGGCATTGCGCGTGGAACCTGGTATCCTGGGCTGATAACGGTCATTCCGCTCACAGCTGGGGTTCAACGAAGATCATCAACTGACGATCCCGAGTTGTGCTGGTGGCTGGTAATAAACAATCTGGCGCACGTCATCCCTGAATCGCTGGCCCGTAAAGCCCTGCGATTGCCGGAAATAAAGCATCAACCAGTGATGAAGGAGAGCGATATTGTGCCGGAGCCAGCGGCGAGCGAAGTGGTGCAGAAAAAAATTCTCGGTCTTCGCGTAGATCCTGAAACGCCGGAATCATTCATGCTGCGACCAAAGCGCCGCCGCTGGGTAAACGAGAACTGGACGCGCTGGGTTAAGTCTCAGCAGTGTGTCTGCTGTAACAAACAAGCAGATGATCCCCATCACCTGATAGGCCACGGACAAGGTGGAATGGGAACAAAAGCGCATGACCTGTTTGTGTTGCCGCTTTGCAGAGCGCATCACGACGAGTTGCACGCTGACACCGTGGCATTTGAGGAGAAGCACGGCTCACAGCTGGAGCTGCTGTTTCGATTTCTGGATCGTTCGCTGGCAATTGGCGTGCTGGCATAGTGGAGAACGCATAATGATTAACCCGTCCGAGGTTGGAAAGCTGGTGAAATGGTCAGGCTGAAAACGCTGGAGGCCATCTGGATTCAGGGGAAGCCTGCGCATGTGGGGCCGCTGGTCTTACATCGGCGGCGGTAGTGGCGGCAATATGTTTAACCAGTTACTGGGCTTCCGGGAAAGTCACTAAAACAGCCATCAACGAAGCATTACGCCGGATGAAGAAGTCTGGCATCTCGAAGCCAGAACTGGAGGCGTTCTTTCGTGAAATACTCGCGGGGAAAAACAAAAGCGGCCCTGGCTTTCTGCACAGACGATGAGGGACTGCTGATTGATAAGGTACTGGGGGCAGTCCTCATTACGGGTGGTCACAAAGAGCTATACCACCTGCTGGTGGAGCATTACCGGTTACGGAAGAGCAAACGCCGCATAGCGGAAGAGCTCTATGAAAGCATCCCGACTGGTGCTTTATGACCTGTAGACGCAGAGTTGATACGTGGCTAAGTTTGGCAGAATCGATGCTGTACGCACCAATGTGTGACGCATTCGGCACAAATGGCGACAGATTTTACTTGCAAAGTGAGCCAGAAACTGCTTGAATTGTGATAGGCTCGGGACGTTAAAGCGAACTGAGCAGCATGAAATAATTAAAGGCCCAAGGCTAACCCCCTTGGGCTTTGTCATTTCTGCACTCTGGTCAGGGCTCTTGGGTAGAGACGTGCTGCACGATACGTTAAAAGCCCTCTGCGCAGAGCCCTGAACCAGATTGCTGGTTTAGCTCAGAAGGTAGAGCGCCTGCCTTGTAAGCAGGATGTCGGCGCTTCGATTCCGTCAACCACACCCAGAACGGCAGAGGGGCCAGCGTCTGAAGCGATCCCGATCACAATGCGTAACTTACATGTCCCAGCTGCGCGCAAAGTGACTTTAAGCAGGGCCACAATTTGGATCTGCGCAAACTAATGTTGAGCGCTCCGTACCAGTAAGCGGAACAAAGCACGATTGTGGTGAAAGAACATATCGGTTAATCCCGGCCCATAAAGCAGCGATAAAAATTTGTCGATTGGCTTTAAGTGAGAGTTGGGCGCTCACCACCACACAACCATAGGCTCGCATTTGGCGGGCCTTTTTTATATCTGCGCCCCGCCCGGCGCATAACCTGCAGAGCTTTTCGGGGGTGAGCCTTTGGAATGGTCGTGTGACTGTTCTGCAGGGCGGCCACTCCGGGCGAAGGCTCACCTCAAAGGAAAGTCACATGAAAAAGTTAATCATGGCCGCAATCGTGGTCGCTTCGCTATGCCTGAGTAACGCCGCTTCGGCTGCTGGAGTTGTCATTACTACCGGCCAGCAAGGGCTTACCTACAATGCGGTGTACGGCGTGAACCTCCCAGCGCCCTGAGTGAGTATGGCTATAGCTCCACAGTGATCCCCAGCAAAGGCTCGCTGGACAATCTCGACAAGGTGGCCAGCCGGTACCGCGCAGATCGGTTTCACCCAAGCTGATGCTTTCCAGTTCTGGCGCAGTCGGCACAGCAACGAAGCGCAGAAGGTGGACATTATCGGCGAACTGGCTGATGAATGCGTTTTTGTCGCGGTGAAGAAGGGCGGGCAAGATCAGCGACGAAGGGGATTTAAAGGCGGGTGTGAAAATCGCAGTTGGTGAGCCAACCAGCGGATGTCATGCATCCTGGCAATATCTGCAGGGACTGGAAAAAGGGATTATGCCAAAGTTGAGACCTACGCCAAAGGCCGGTGTGCGCTCGCTGGCGAAGTCACCACTGGCGAGTATGACGCCTTCCTCTGGGTCTCTGCGCCAGACAGGTCGAATAAGTTTCTGGAGGCGGTTAATCAGGAAGTAGCGGCCTGACGATGATCGACATGAACGGCTGGCACGTAACGATAAGTTGCCTAACGGGAAGCCGGGTGTACGAACTGAAAAAGGCGGTGACCGAATCCGGTTGGCTGAGCGATTCGAAGGTGAAGGTTCCCTGCACTAAGACGCTGGTGGTCGCCAATACCGAGGCGGGCGATGACATGCTGGAAACGGCCTCGACTGTCCTGCTGAAAAACCTGAGCCGAGTGCTCGGTACCAATGGTAAATAATCATGCTGCGCAGGCTGTGTTTCTGGGGTGTTGTTCACTATCGCGTTATTTGTTGCCTGGCGACTGGCGGGGCTGCTGCTAGATCTGGTGCTATTAGTCGTCATTGTTGTGGCGCCTGATACTCAGATGAGAATTCGAAGGGGTGCGCCGGTAGTTCCCTCAACCCAATGACTGTTTGTTCTAGAGCTGTTTTGGCTCTCATATTCCACTCGAAAGGGTTTTGCTGCATACCCTATAATCCGCCTCAGTAATCGTAGGGGAACGCAATGAAAAGCATTCGACTGTTTATAGGTGTTGTGATTATAGGTGCTCTGTCGGGGTGCGCTGCAGTCCAGTATAATGATGGTGAAAAGGTCAGTATTCAGTCCGATGCTTGGTACGGACTGGATAGTTTGCATAACACTGCTGTTAAGGCGTGCCAGCAATATGGCAAATCGAAAGCAGTTTATCTCCATAGCGCTAATATGAACCCGAACTTACCGAAAGGTAGTGGGGTGCAAAATACTATCTGGAAATGTGAGCCATAAGCATGTCTAATTTTAATATCGCATCTAAACCGAAAGATGAGCAAAACAAGGTTAACGTCGACCTATATCGAGATGGCAAAGCATAACACCAAAAAAAAGATAGTAGGACCAGCCCTGCTTATTGGTTTTTCAAATCCCAATGTTCCGTCGCTGCATATTCCTAAATCAATTCAGGGCCTGCCATCGTGCAGGCTTTTTTATTCCCCTCGCTTATGAGAGGACTCACAGCAATAGAGGGGGCTTAATGTCCGATCCTTTAACTGGTACCGGCCTGATTTTTGGCGGCGGTTTAATTGGTTCCGTCGTATATGGCGTTATCACCCACACCGATTTTGGTGTGGTATTTGGGGCTTTTGGCGGCGCGGTGTTTTATGTGGCAACGACCGCAAACCTGACACGTGGAAGGCAAATAGCTTACTTCATGACATCGTTTATTGTCCGGTGTTCTGGCTGCCGGATTATTTAGGTTCAAAATTTACTACCTGGACAGGCTATACAGATCGTCCGCTTGATGCGCTCGGTGCGGTGGTGGCATCTGCTGTCACCATCAAGGTCCTGACTTTCATTAACAGCCAGGACTTGAGCAGCCTGTTCGGATTACTTTCCCGATTAAGGGAGGAGGTTCGAATGGTAATAAATGACCCGGCAGCGCTGGCCAATGCGGTGATATGTGCCGTTATTGTCTGCGCTTTGATGTTTTATCAACGTCCGCGGTGCCAGGCATCGTCCTGGTATCTCCATTCTTGCTTACTTACTAGTATTGATTTACGCGAGTATTCCTTTCCAGTTTATCTTCGGTCTTTACGTACAGTCCCACTGGCTGGTGGTAATGGCAAACGTGATGATATGCGCCGCCGTGCTGTGGGCTCGGGGTAACGTGGCGCGTCTGGTCGATACACTGAGGCACTAATGAATCAAACACAATTCCAGAAGGCGGCTGGCATCAGCGCCGGGTTAGCTGCGCGCTGGTTTCCGCATATTACAGCCGCGATGAAAGAGTTTGGCATAACAGCAGCTATCGATCAGGCGATGTTCATTGCCCAGGTAGGGCATGAAAGCACGGGATTTACCCAGCTTGTTGAGAGCTTCAATTATAGCGTGGCCGGGTTGAATAGTTTTGTCCGCGCCGGGCGGCTGACGCAGGGTCAGGCTAATTCGCTCGGCGCCGTCAGGGTGAGCCCTCTTTGCCACTGGAGAGGCAAAGAGCGATCGCCAACCTGGTGTACAGCAAACGCATGGGTAATAACGGGGCAACAGACGGCTGGTTTTACCGAGGGCGTGGGCTCATCCAGATCACCGGCCTGAACAATTACCGCGACTGCGGGAATGCTCTGAAGATTGATCTGGTTAAACAGCCTGAATTGCTGGCCCAGGATGAGTATGCGGCGCGCAGTGCTGCTTGGTTCTATGCCTCACGCGGCTGTTTGCGTTATCCCGGTGACCTTGCACGCGTCACGCAGATTATCAACGGCGGACAGAACGGCATAGATGACCGGCGCGCCCGCTTCCTGAAAGCAAAAGCGGTACTGGTGGTGTGATCATGGGAATCGAAGCAATCGCGGGGCTGGTGGTTGTCATCCTGGGTGCTATCGCTGGCGCGTTCGGCATCGGCCACGCTCGCGGGACCAGTAAGGCGGAAGCCAAAGCCGATCAGCAGCGTACCGAAGAGAACGCCGCCGCCACCGTCGCCGCGGCAGAACGTAAGGCGGAAGTTGTGAAAGAGGCAAGCGATGTACAGCAAACCGTTAGTCATATGCCTGATGACGATGTTGATCGCGAGCTGCGCGAAAAGTTTACCCGCCCCGGTAGTCGTTGATACGGCCTGCAGCTGGGTGAGGGTCATCTACCTGACCGACCACGATATCGACGTGCTGGATAAGCAGACCAAGCGCGACATTCTGGCGCACAACATATCGGTGCAGGCTAACTGCCCGAACCTTAACCCCACTAAGGGATAAATCAGTATTCATCCCCATGTGAGGATATTACAGAAGCCACTCTGTTAGTGGCTTCGATAATGCTCCCCACATCGCACAGAGGTAAGACATGTCAGAGATCACCGCATCCGAGCAAATCCGCTGGATATCATCAAGAAAGTTAACTACGACACTGCAGCGGCCAAGCTGGCCATTGACTGGGTTGGTGATAGCAATCTGAAAGCTGAGCTATTCGCTGACTCTTTTGATCGTGTCTTCACTGAAAGTGAGATTGTCTCGAAGACCCGCAAGGCCATCCAGGAAGCGACTGAGGCGCTGGCGCTGTTTGATACCATCGCAGAACAGGCGAGCTAAGGCATTACAGCAGGCATTCACTGAGTGCCTGTGATAATGTCCTTGTTAATTTTAACGCGAGGATTGAGCTAATGCTTTGGACTTCAGTGAAATTTAAAATGCCTGAAACTACGAAAATGACGTCGTGGTTTATCGTTAATACAGCGAAGGGGGTTGGTGTCACAACTTACTCACCACTGAACGGTTTCTCAAAAACAGTCTTCATAGATAACGAAACACATCACGATTTAGAGGTTACTCATTGGATGCCGCTGCCTCATCCGCCTGAGAGTTAATAATTCGAACTCAAAATGGATTAGTTTTCCCACCTCACTCAAGCCACTGGCATTTGCCGGTGGCTTTTTCATTGGAGGCTGTATGCGCCTGACAGTTCTCGACGACGATCCGGGTGAACGCATCGAACCCGGTCGCGAGCGTATCACGGTGTACCTCGATAGTGTTGAGGTGAAGCACGTCTTCTCGGCTGATAGCGATAAAGGCGAAGTGATTGCCGCCGTGCTTGATAGCCGGGGTTACCTCACTGCTGAGAACGGCGAGGTTAAGCGCGAGACTCTGTTCGGTCACGTGAGGATAGAGCGATGCCCGCGCTGATACCCGCGCTTGCCGCAAGCGTGGATGCCCTGGCACCACCACTGACCGTTCGGGATATTGCGAGAAGCATCGCAATGAGGGATGGCAGCAGCACCAGCAGGGCAAGAGCAGGCATGAGCGCGGCTATGGTAGCCAATGGGATATCAGACGTGCGCGCATCCTAAAGCGTGACAATCATCTGTGTCAGAACTGTTTGCGCAACGGTCGTGCGGTAGCAGCTAAGACCGTGGACCATATCAAGGCTAAGGCTCATGGGGGTACCGATGATGATTCAAATCTTGAAAGCCTGTGCTGGCCCTGTCACAGAACGAAAACCGGCCGTGAGCGCTTCAAATGATATCAATTCCCATT